ACATGGATTTTGCAATGAAACAGAAGAAAACGGACATCAGCCTTGAAGAAAAGGCAAGGCGGGCGAACGGTCTCAGCCGTTCTTGCTCAAAGTGTAATCATTTCCCCTGTTCAGAAGTCTTTTCAAGGCTCTGCAGCGAGGCTTTTATTGAGGGCTTCAAAAAGGGTTATCAAAAACACAGAAAGGAATTATCAAAATGAAAAGTTATTCAGACTTCGGCATAAATATCCCCTACGGGCGCACATCGGGAAAGGTCAAGACCTATTGCCCGAAATGTCACGACCAAAGGCATGACAGACGCGACAAAAGTCTTTCTGTTGACCTTGACAAAGGTCTTTGGAATTGTCATTATTGCGGTTGGGGCGGGTCTCTTGAAACAAAAGAGCCTTGGGAGCGTGAAGAACGCCCGTGGCATAACTACGCTCCGATAAAGCGTCAGAAGCCTGTCTACAAGAAGCCCCCTCAGCACGCTTTGACGGCTGTCAGCGAGAGAGCCTTGAAGTGGTTTGAGGGAAGAGGAATAAGCGCAGCGACCCTGAACGCTATGAAAGTCTCAGAGGGCATGGAATGGATGCCGCAGAACAACGCTCAGTCGAACACGGTTCAGTTTAACTACTTCCTGAACGGTCAGCTCGTCAACACAAAATACCGCACGGGCGACAAGAAGTTCAAGCTCGTTTCAGGGGCGCAGCTTATCCCATACAACATTGATGCGATCAAGGGGCAGAAAGAGTGTATCGTGACAGAGGGCGAAATGGACGCTCTCTCATTCTACGAAATCGGCTTTCATAACGTTGTCAGCGTTCCGAACGGGGCTAACGCAAACCTTGAATACCTTGACGATTTCATCGAAGAGTATTTTGATGACAAAGAGACTATTTTCATAGCCTCTGACACAGACACAAAGGGTGTTCTCCTGAAAGACGAGCTTTTGAGACGCTTCGGGGCTGAACGCTGCCGAATACTTGACTACGGTCAGGACTGCAAAGACGCTAACGAGGTCTTGATGAAGTACGGGGCGGCGGCTCTGAAAAAATGTCTCTCAGAAGCTCCCGAGGTCAAGTTGGAGGGGGTCTTCACGGTCTCTGACTTCGAATCGAACCTTGACGCTCTCTTTGAACACGGCATGCAGAAAGGCGCAACGATAGGGCTTGAAAACCTTGACCGCCTTATTTCATTTGAGACGAAACGCATCTGTGTCGTGACGGGTATTCCTGGCTCTGGCAAGTCTGAGTTCATTGACCAAATCGCCGAGAGGCTCAACATGCGCTACGGGTGGAAATTCGCGTATTTCAGCCCTGAGAACGCACCTCTCGAATACCACGCTTCAAAACTGATTGAGAAGTTCACGGGACAGCACTTTGACCGTCAACACCTGACGCTCCCCGCTTATCGTCAGATAAAAGAATATCTGAACACGAACTTTTTCTTTATCAGCCCAAAGGAAGATTACAGGCTCGACACAATTCTTGAAAAAGCCCGCTTTCTTGTCAGACGGCGTGGCATAAAATGTCTTGTCATTGATCCGTACAACCGCTTGGAGGACGAGAGTGACGGACACAACGAAACAAAGTATATTTCAAAGCAGCTTGACCGTCTGACGAACTTTGCACAGCGCAATGACGTTATGGTCATTCTCATGGCGCACCCGACAAAACAGTCAAAGAACAAAGACGGGGTTATCGAAGCCCCCACCCTTTATGACATCAGCGGCTCGGCGCACTTCTATAACAAAACAGACTTCGGTATTGTCGTTCACAGAAACAGAATTGACAACACGGTGGAGGTTCACGTTCAAAAGGTGAAATTCAGGCACCTCGGAGAGTGCGGAACGGCTCTCTTCAAATATAACCTGAACAACGGGCGTTACAGCCCATATACGGCGGGGGTTGAACCCTCATGGGACAACTCAAACCATCTTCAAGAGGAAATGAACAGACGGGCGAAAGAGGCGGAGGAAGCAGCGGTCTTTGACTTCACGGCTCAACCGCTTGACGAATGCCCGTTCTGACGAGATATAAGTTTAACCAAAACAGACAGACAAAATGGAAAGTAAAAAAGAATTTGAGAGCCTGAAAGACAAACTGAAAAAGTTAAAGGCTCTCGCAGAAAGAGGCTGCGGAGGAGAAGCAGAAAACGCTCAAAGGCTCTTAGAACGTCTCTGTGCCGCTAACGGCATTGACTTGGGATTACTTAACGATGAAGAAAAGAAAAGCCGTTATACGTTCAATGTCGGGCGTAATCGGGTCTTTATAACTCTGTTCACGCAATGTTACTGCAAGGTCACAGATAGCTCGAAAATGAGTTGCAGACAAGAATCCCGCTCTGAAATCTCTCTTGAACTCACTCAGGTTGACTATGCAGAATTGAAAGGGCTGTATGAATGGCATAAGGCGAATTTTGAAAAAGAACTTGAAGACATCAAAAAGACAATTATTCATGCTTATTGCCAAAAGCACAGACTTTACCCTGAAAGCCCCTCTGAGACCTCAAACGACAAGCCCCTGACAGAAGAGGATTTAGAAATGCTCAGAAAGGTAATGAAAATGGAGGGGCTTCTTAACGACAAGACTTATCAACACTTAATCGAAGAATGATATGGAAAGAAATAAGTTTAACCAAATAAACAGACAAAATGAAAACATTTGTGATTACACTATCAAAGACGTTCCCGAGAACGCACATTCATTCAGGGCGTGAGACGAATTTCGCTCATCTATTCGGCAACGGGTTGAACCTGACAGAAGACGGCTTGAAAATTTGCCGTCACAAAATTCACACGGTCAGGACAAACCTCCCATTATGGGAGAAACGAATTTCTGAAATACAGAGCGGGCAAGCGGTTCTATCAATCAGAGAATGGACGGGCAGACCATACGGAAGCCCTCAGAAAGAACTCGCACGACTCACAGGTTCTGACGGCGTTGGGGTTCAGGCTCTTAAACTTAAAGACCTTTTTAGTTCGACAGTTATTGACGGAGAAAAGGTTGAATTGCCCGATTTAGCGGCGCATGACGGGCTTTCGTTCTCAGATTGGCATGATTGGTTCAGAAAGGTTGATTTAAGACAGCCAATGGCAATTATTCACTTTACAAAATTCAGATATGGAAAGACAAGTGACAGTAGAAGAAGTGAGAAGTTTTCTCTCGGCTTCTGACAGACAATTTGTGAAAAGCGGCATCAGAGTGTCCCGTGTCCGCTTCAAACGTGATGAAGAGGGCAACTGCACGGACATTCTCCTTGACTACGAACAGACAGTTTCAGAGACAGGGGAAAACAACGCTCAGGAGGGTTCAAAATGACAAAACACAGACAGACCCCGCAGACACGGACAAAAGCCCCCCAAAAGGTCTCAAACCCTCAGACAAGGGCAAGGGACAACCCTCAGGGGAAAAGACAGAGAGAAGAGAGAAAGCCGTGAACGCAAATGTTCTGAACTTTCTACCGAAATCGGAAGTTAAACCATAATTCAAAACATAAATAAAATGGGAAATTACAGCATTAAGGCAAACCTCCTGAAAATAAAGGGGGCTTTTGTAACAAACCTCAAAGGCAAGACAGCCACAAGGCGTTGCCTCGTTATTGACATTGACGAGAGCGGAATGTTTCTCGGCGAGAAAGGTTGTTACCTGAACATGGCGGCGATAGAAATGAATGAGAGCCGCTACGGGGACACTCACGTTGTCAAGGTCTCACTCGCCAAGGATGTGGTTGAGAAAATGACAGAAGAAGAGCGCAAGGCAATCCCTATCCTCGGCGGCATGCACCCGCTTCAATCTCAGGCGCAGCAAATTCAGGGTCAGTTAGACGGGGCTTCTGTATGTGAGAACATGGACGATCTGCCGTTCTGATAATCATCAGGCGGGCGCAGCCTCTTCTGAGACTGACAGAAATTCAAGGGCGGGGAGTTAAATCCCCGTTCTTTTGTCCCAAAAGCCGATTGCTCCCCCACAAAAGACTTTCCAATGACGAGTGATAAATTACAGCAATCAACAAAGAAAAGCCGACAGCGGTCAAATTCGCCAAAATTAACTGACGTGTTCACGACCATTTGCAAGACCGACCTCCATGTTGTGTGTGTCAAAGAGTTCAAGTTCCACCCCGTCAGGAAATGGCGTTTTGATTATGCCATACCTGACCACAAAATCGCCCTTGAAGTTGAGGGCGGCGTATGGACGGGCGGGCGGCACACCTCTTCTGTCGGCTTTATGAAAGACATAGAGAAATACAATACGGCTACCCTCATGGGGTGGCGGGTGTTCAGAACAACGCCTGACGAGCTGTACCGCTTGAAGACCCTGAACTTGCTCAAAACGGCAATTTCAGGCGTTTTTGACCCCGAAAAGGCTTGATTTTGGGCTTTATGTGATTATATTATAATCATTTTAAGTATTTTTGCAAACGGATAAGGTATAATAATTCAAACAGATAAAGACATGAAAACAGAAACTGTAAAACTTTCTCAGGTTCAAGTGAATGAGGCGAACCCGAGAACAATCACAAATGAGAAGTTTCAGAAACTTGTCAACAGCGTTCTCGCACTCCCAAAGATGCTTGAACTCAGACCGATTGTCGTTGACAACATGATGGTTGCCCTCGGCGGCAATATGCGTTTCAGGGCTTTGACCGCCATTTCTGACCTCTCAGAAGACGAGCTGAAAAGCCGCCTTTTCTCTATCAATGACGTGAAGAAGAAGACAGAGGGCGAACAGCAAGCCCTCCTGACACATTGGCTGCGTTGGCGTGACAGCCCGACCGCAATCATCATCAAGGCTTCGGAGCTGTCAGACGCAGAGCAGCGTGAGTTCATCATCAAGGACAACATCGGCTACGGAGAATGGGACACGGACAGCCTGACCGCACAATGGGACAATGAAGAGTTGGTGGATTGGGGCATTGAGTTCCCTGACGCTGAAAACGCCCTGAACGCTCAGAACGGGAGCGGCTCAGGCTCAGAGAAGCAGAACAGCGCACCCGAAAGCAGCCTCTTTGACCGCTTCATCGTACCGCCTTTCTCAATTCTTGATACCCGTAAGGGATATTGGCAAGACAGAAAGAAGAAATGGTATGACATCATCGGCGATATGGGCGAGAGCCGTAACGACACCCTTGTCACGTCTCTTGAAATCAAGTACAAAGACCTCTATCAAAGAACCCGAGAACACAGAAAGGAACTCGGCATTTCTTTCAAAGAGTACATCGAAAAGTACGTCAGCCAAGAAGACCTTGAAAAAGAACAGGCGAAAATCGTTGCTCAGGGCGTTTCAATTCTTGACCCCGTTATGGCTGAAATCGTCTGCCGTTGGTTCGGTCAGGAGAACGGCAAAGCCTTTGACTGTTTTGCGGGCGATAGCGTCTTCGGCTTTGTGGCTGCTTATCTCGGCAATGACTTCACGGGCGTTGAACTGAGAGAGAAACAGGCGGCTTTGAACAACGAGCGTGTGGAGGGAATGAACGCCCGCTATATCTGCGATGACGGTCAGAACGTGGCGCAGCACATTGAGCCTGAGAGCCAAGACCTCCTCTTTTCTTGCCCGCCTTACTTTGACCTTGAAAAGTATTCAGACCTTCCGAATGATGCATCAAATCAGGGGTCATACGAGGATTTCATCAAGATTTTGGAGAACGCTTTCACGGGGGCTGTCT